AGTAAATTTTACAAAAACCATTCTTCTGAAGTAAGGCAGTTTTAAACATTGAGTGCAAAATTTCAAAACCATTATTGTCACGATTAAATATAAAATTGCAATAGTCAGTAATTTGTTCTGCGTATGGCACATCTTCTGGCCCTTGAGGATCAAAGTTAACCATTTTATCGGATTGCGTAAACATACGCATCAAACTTGGTAGCATTGACTCCACTACTTCCAGTAAGTCCTGCGATACAACACTTGATCTACCCTCTACTTCGTTTCCAAGAGGCTCTCCTAAGTAATACTTAAGAGCATCTTTTCTTTGTGTTGATAACTCACTCGAATAAAAGCCAAGAGAGTTAGTAATCTCCTGTGAAATTAATGAGAGTAATTTTGATTTTGATAATTTTGCCATTCGTTAAACTATTCCTAAATTTTTATATTCTATTTTTGTTGTCCATTCGCTTGATTGATTATTGCCTACTGCAAAGTATCTAAAAGCATCTGAAGCATGAGAAGTCCAGTTATGTTCTGGTTTGTTTTTTAATTCGCCTCGTTCACTTACTGCCCATCGATATTGTCGTAAGGCATCTATTCCATGTTTACATTTTTCATGATCAAACCAACATCTGCCTAGTATCATTCTGACTGCGTTAATCCCATCTTCGATGGGGAGCTTGGGAACGATAGAAGTTCGCATTCCTAAACTCTGTGCTGTTTCAACACGACTAACACCTGTACCAAGTTCTCTCACATTCGCATCGTGAGGCAAGAAGTGAGTATCATAAATATACTTCTTCTCATCGAGGACAGTTGCATAATATTCTAGACCTTCATTATTATCTTCATGGTAGTCGATAATATGAAAAGCTGATCCTTTTTGTTGCACAAACCATATTGCTGTCTTGTCGGCAAAACCTAGATCCCAGAAAGTTGAAACTTTAGAACTTGTGTCATAAGGCACTTTAGTTATGCGTTTCTCTTCTTCTGCTTTCGCTAGTCCTTTTGCGTATATCGAGCCTATGGCTGAAGAATCAAAAGACACTTCAAACTCAGCTTGATATACCTCTTCCGGCATTAATTGTTTTGCCTCGTTTAATTCGAGCTCCGATATAATGCCAGTCTCGGAAGCCTTAAAAGACTGTGCATACCAATCATTATTATGGACTGCTTGATCATATAAATCAAAAAAAGCATTGTGCCCTTGAGGAGTACCTATAGCGATCATTGTGCCGGATAAGAAATTATATTCTTGTCCTAATTCAAACCTATCTGTTAAGGCAGGTCTAACAACCTCTGACCATAATCTTGGAGGCATCTGAGCCACCTCATCAAGTACCACTCCATCCATTGCTAATCCTCTAAGGCTATTTGGCCTCTCGCAACCTAGAAGCTGTATTCTTGCTCCATTTGGCAAATCACACCTTAACTCTGTTTCATGAAAGGTAGTGTTCGGAATGTTCTTCGTATATTCTTTTAAATAATCAAAGGCAGTTCTTTTGGCCATTGAGTAGGTTGGTGCTATATAATAATAGCGAGGTCTCGGCATTGGATTTTGTAATGCCTTCTTTAAGAGCTCATTTATACAAAGCACAGTCTTGCCAAATCTTCTATGGCATACCAGAACATTAAATCGTTTTAATTTATTATGGACTTTCTTCTGATGTTCTCTAGGTTTGTATGGAATCTTTATCTTCACGCATTCTTACTTCCCTGCTCTAATATATCTTGCATCTCAGCTACATCGTTTCCAGATACCACACCCTTTCCTGCTCTTGCAGGGAGTCTGGTTTTATTTTGTAAGGCCATCACTAATTCTTTAAATGGATCTTGCTTTTTTCTTGGTTTTGGTTTTTTTTTCATAATTTTAAAAAGGCTTAAGGGATTTTCTCTTGTGTTGAAATCAGTCCCAATTATAATGACTGGAAGTGGATGGGGTGCTATTAATTTTTAATCTGCCTATAATTGCATAAATAATACCATTACCATACCCAGTGGTATAATATTCCCAGACTTCAGCCATTACTTTGCGTTAAGGTCTGCGTAAGGTCTGAATATATTTTAAATAATATATTTGTTCCGGTTTTGTTCTTCTCACGAGGCTTTCTGTGTTAAAAAAAGACTTTTTCCTATTCTATTTATCTATATCAATAACTTAAGGAAACACCTCTCCTCAATCATTACTCATCTATTACTTATTAACTCTCTATTTAAACAGTTATTAGTCTATTTATCGTCAGTCTCCCAACTTATCTGAATAGCTTTATCTCCTCCAGATACTTCCATCTGTGTCTTATCTCCATAGACTTTAGGGAATAGCTTTTGTGCTTTCCATTGTCTGTGTTTAATTAGTTCCGATACTGCTTTGACCTCAGATATATCAGCCTTCTTATCCCTCGACCTAGATACTGTTTGCATGGCTAGAGTCTCGACATCTCCGATACTCCATTCAATACCATCCTGCTTGGCAAGAGAATACTGTTCACGCAGTCCTTCTTTAGATCTTAACCAATTTCTAAATGTACCCCATGTTATTCCCTCGTCGACCACTGCTGTTCGAATAGGCTCACCTTTAGCCAGTCGTTCTAATATCTTTTTAATTAGAGTCTTGCTGTACTTTGTCGGTCTGCCTTGTTTTAGTTCTTCCATTTAATTTTGCTTTATCTCCTGTAAAATCTTCCCATCGTTGTATTATAACATCACAATACTTAGGATCTAATTCTATTGTATAACATCTTCTATTATTCTTTTGACAGGCAATAAGAGTACTGCCACTACCTCCGAAAGCCTCGTATATTATATCTTCGTTCTTACTACTATTCATTAGAGCTTTGTCTATTAACTCTATTGGTTTCATTGTAGGATGTAGATCACTGCGTTTAGGTCTTTTTATTTCCCAGACACTGTGTTGTTTCCTATCGCCATAATAAATATGTTTATGACCATCAAACCAACCATAAAAGATTGGCTCGTGAATATAATGATAATCACTGCGACCCATAACAAATGAGTCCTTCTTCCATATAATATTAGAAGAGTGATGCAACCCTGCGTTTTTGAAGGCTGTTAAAAACTGAATACTATTTCTTTCTCCATAACATATATAACTTGGAGCACCTTGTTTAATATAAGGTTTAGCTGACATTAAAAAATCTTCTAAAAATTTAACAAACTGATCGTCAGTCATATTATCGTTTTGAATTGATCTTCTTTTCCAAGTAGGATGATCAGTTCCTCCATAGTCTACATTATAAGGAGGATCAGTAAAGATCATGTCAGCTTTTTGATTTTCAAATAATTTTTTTATATTATCTTCTGTTGTACTGTCACCACATAATAAACGATGATCACCAAGCAACCAAAGGTCACCAACCTTAGATCTTGTTTCTATTTCCTCCGGAACTTCATCGTCACCAATCTTACCTTGCTGTGACTCTGCATATTGGTTTAATAGTTTATTAACTTCGTTATCGTTAAAACCTGTTAAATCAATATCAATATCGTAGTCGGCCAGTTCTTTTATTTCTAAAGATAAGAGCTCATCATCCCACCCAGTCTCTTCGCCTGTTCTGTTATCAGCTAACCTATAGGCTTTGACCTGTGCATCGTTTAGATTTTCAGCAATATGAACAGGAACTTCTTTTAAACCAAGTTTCTGTGCACCCTTTAATCTTGTATGACCAACAATTATTACTTCTTCCTTATCAACTACTATTGGCTGTCTCCAACCAAACTCTTGAATGCTACCGGCAACTTTATCAATTGCTTTCTGTGGTATTTTACGAGCATTTCGAACATAAGGAACAGGCCTATCAATAGGCCACATTTCTATTTTCATTTAATGATATGTTATATTTTTGCCTGTCTCATTAAAGTCTGTATATTCTGGTGTATTTTTAAATGTGTTTGTAAATTCCATAGCCTCTTGCTCTGAGGCAAAGGAAAATCTTATAATAATTTCTGTCTGTTCTGTTTCTGGATTTTTAACTTTGAACATTGTACAGTTAGTATCTTCGAGCAAGTCTTTCATTTAATAAATATCTTATATCTGTTGTTGTTAAATAATGTTTATGTTTACTAATGTCTGAATACATTTTTTTTATTTCAGATGGTTGCCAATTAGCATAAGAACAAATAAGAATAAAATCTTTGCTCTTTAACCATTCTTTTGCTTCCACTTCATACTTAGCATTTAACCTACTATAAACTTCAAATTTACCTAATGCGTCAGTTAAACCCTGCAACAGAACTGCTTTAAAAAGCGATAGTTCTGGCATAAAAAAAGCCACCTAAAAAGATGGCTATAAAAGTTTTCGTAATTTAAGTGATTATATATATTATTATAGATTTACGATTCATTTGTTAATAGAAACAAATAGAGAACTAGAAATCGTATATTTTAATTAATGAATCTAAAGCCTCTCTTAATTCATTCATTCTTTTATTCGTTGCTATTTTATTATGAATTATAACCAACCATAATATTCCACTTAATTTTCCCACTTCTTTATCAACCCATCTAAACTCAGATAATGAATGTAAATTACTAACCATAGACTCCTCTTTGGTACTGTTTCCTAAATTTTCTTTTAAACTTGCAGTAATTCTTTGTCTTATTCCTGCTTTTTCATACATATTTTCGTATTTTTGACCTGCCCAGTATCTTTTACTATTATGTTCTCTGTTTGTAGGATCCAATAAATTTCTAGCAAAATAATTTTGTAAAACTGAGTTGTGTTCTTTTTCGAGGTGTCTGTCATTTCCATAAAAAGCAAATCTGAATGAGGCACCATCATTTATTCTAATTAAGGTACTTTTTTTATCAT